TCAGAAAGAATTTCGATGAAGATGAGATTGAGCTCTTTAGAAAGGTCTTTGCTGAGGGGAAAGCAGATGGCGAATTCGATATTGACAATGTTGAACTGGTAGCCGATATAACTCACTACTGTGTAAAAGGACTTGAAGTTCCATACATCTATGGTCGTTTGGGTAAAGGACTTACCGAAGAGACGAGCAGACCGCTTGTGGCAAAGTTCGTTTACGGTGCTTTAGGGAAAAGTGATGATATGTTAGATTAATTATTTTTAATATAAAACGAAAAATGGGATTATTAAATGGAAAGCGCACGGTAATATCAAAAAACCCTTATACAAAGGGCTTTTCGCGCTTTTTTATATCTACTTTCGTGTCATTTATTTGTAGTATTAGGGCGTAAAACGGCTCTTTTTGGTACTAATTTCAGCAAATTATCAGCAAATTATCATGGCAAGATCTAAGTTAAGGCTTGATACTAGGCGTCAATTAAAAGATGGTACATACCCCATACAGATAGCTGTCGGCCACGGTACAAATATATATCTTAGTACCGGTATTTATATAGATTCAAAAGATTGGGACAATACCACTAACCTTTGTACTAGCAAATCAGGTAGACGTATTAACAGCGCGCTGGTGTCGATGCTAACTAATGTTAGTAACCGCATACTCGAATTAAAAGAGACTGGCCAGTGGCCAAAGCTATCTGACGCGCAAATAAAACAAATGCTTACCAATTTGGATCTAGTTAAGCCCACGGTAGGTGTACCAACCCTCGCGGAAGTATTTGAAAAAATGATGGACGGTCGACGCGATCGCACAAAGGGTACAGTTAAAAGCACGGTCCTTAAAATAAATGTTTACGCCGGAGATGCTAGTAACATACATTTTGAGGATATAACACATACCTGGCTCGAAGATTTTTATAAATCCATGCCAGATATGTCGATTAATACCAAATCTACATATATGCGAAATTTGCGTAGGGCGTTCAACTGGGCGCTCGATAATGGAATTACAACTAATAACCCTTTTAGAAATTATCGCATACTGATAGAAGAAACAAGGATGCGAGTACTTACGTTAGATAAATTCCGACTTTTACTATCTTTAGATTTACAAGGCATGTACCCGAAATATCGTGATATGTTTCTACTTACGTTCTATCTTATCGGTATTAACACTGTGGATCTATCTATGCTTACTGACGATAATATAGTAGACGGCCGCCTAGAATATCGGCGCGCCAAGACTGGCAAGCTGTACAGCATCAAAATACAGCCCGAAGCCGCGGAAATAATAAACCGTTATCACGGTACAAAGCACCTTATACGCTGCTTTGATAGATACAAAGATTACAAGGCCCTGCAAGGATCTATTAATAATGCTCTTGCCAAGATGGGCCCGCCATTGACGGACAAAAAAGGTAATTATATCCTAACCGGCAATAATCGCAGAGAAATGGATCCTATAGACAAACATCTATCTATATACTATGCGCGCTACAGCTGGGCTACTTTTGCCGCTGAACTCGATATACCCAAAGACACTATTAGCGAAGCCCTAGGGCACTCTCACGGCGCAAAGGTTACGGGTGTGTATATAAAGTATAATCGTGATAAGGTAGATTCCGCAAATCGACAGGTGATAGATTATATAATGGGGAAATAAAAACCGCGTCTACCTATCACAGGCGGCCGCGGCGTGCGTTTTCAGAAAGTTAATTTATCGTCTTAGATACAAACGTATTAGATATATAGCTGCACAAATTATTATAGCTATTAGGCATATTCGGCCTATATGTATGAATATTTTGTTATACCAGGGCACGTCTATTTCCGTTGTCGTGTTAAGATACACCGGCACACTAACGCTATCTATTTTATGATTGTACACAGTATCGTGCCGTATTTGTATCTTAAATCTCCATTTTTCTTTGTAGATGGTCTGCCCGTCTACGTAGATGCTGTCGCGGTTGTAAATTGTATCTACCGCGTAGGTTGAAGCCCTAAGCGTATCGTGAACGGCGTAGGGCACTTTAACCGGCTTATCTATGTACTTAGTTACTCGGCAGCCACTAAGGCTTACTAGGACGGCCAGGACGGCCGAAAATATTATTAATAGTCGTTCCATGATCTTTTTGTTTTATAAATTATAATATTCTTTTGTTGCGTCGAAAGACGGGCACGCCTTTGCCGCAAAATCACGGTGGCCATGTATAGTGGCGCCGGGATAGCTTTTTTTAAGCTGAGTTAATAAGTTACGCAGTGAAGATTTTTGAGCGTCTGTACGCGTGTCTTTTGGCGTTTTCCCATCCGTGGCTAGACCTCCGATATAGCAAACACCTATACTATTAGCGTTATGTCCTACGCAGTGCGCTCCTATCTCGCTAACTGGTCGCCCTCCATGTATCGTTCCATCACGGTAGATAACAAAATGGTAACCTATTGTTTTAAACCCGCGCGCCTTATGCCAGCGTGTAATATCATCCACCGTAAAGTCTTTGCCTTCCGGTGTTGCACTACAGTGCACTATTATTAGATTTATCTTTCTCATTATTTTTGTCCTCCGTAAATAATACTTCTTTTAATAATTTTGCTATGTCGTCTTTATTCTGTATTATGACATTCATAGTATTTTCAGCATTGCGTAGTTCTTCTTTCTGCCAGGCCTTTTCGCGTACACTCTTAAATTCGCAGTAAACACACCAGGCAGCCCAAGCCATCGAAAAGGCAGGGAATGGCACGATCACGCATGTTATTAGGTCTATACATATCAGTACGATATATGGGGAAAAGTATTTTCGTCCTTTTTCGCAGGTTTTTTTATACCCCGTTGACGTCCTGGCCCTGCCTGACTGTTTAGCTTTTCTAACTCCGAAAATTAAATCCGTACCCATCGCTACCAACAGCGCCAGGGTGCTAATAAAGATTAGTACAACATGCAAAAATAAATGATGCTGCGCAAATTCTAAAATTACATTATACATTGCTCTGTTTGTTATAAAGTTCTAAAACTATTTCGTTGTCTTTTTGCGATATTATTACTATATACCGCGATTCTAATAAAAATAACAGATTCATATTTATTTCATCTGTTCTTAGTACCGTTACCGGTTTACTTGTTTCTTCAATAGTCGCCATCACGAATACGTTTTAATGTTAATTCCCTGGTTTTATATTTTTTCTTTATCGCTACCGATTCGTGGTGTCCTTTTATGTATAGGTACTCGAATAATCGGCTATCTATCATATTTAAAATGCGGCATCTATTTGAGTATTCATTGTTATGTCTCATAAGACCTAAGTATGAATTGATAGAGCAAATACAGTGACGTATTTCTGGCAGTGTCTTGGCCCTATTCAATCGGCGCACAGCTGCTATAAAGTTAGTTAGCGTTCGATTGCAACAAAACACACGACCCGGTTTTACGATAGCGCCCGTAAACTCTACGCCCTTTTTATAGTATTGCAAATAAAACTTCTTTTCATTGAAGCTTAGGCCCAAACTTGCCAGCTTGTTACGCATTGCCGGTATAATACTTAGCAGCTTCTTTTTATCGGCGTGTATACAATACATATCGTCTACGTATCTGCCGTGGTATTTTATGCCTAAATCTTCTATATACCAGTCTACCGCGTTGAGTAAAAAATTAGCAAATAGTTGAGCAAATAAATTCCCGATGGCTACGCCTTTGTTTTCGCTGTTGGTAAATAACGATTTATTAGCCGGGAGATAATCCCAATACTTAGTCGGGCTATGTCGTTCACAGTTCCTTTCCGGATGGTGTAACACCACCGTTTGACATAGGTAGCGTAAATCGTCAATATCCGCACCGGTATAATACTTAACTATAAATTGGTCTATTATCCGGGCTAATAACATTTTATCAATGCTCATGAAAAAGCCTTTTAAATCAAGTTTCAATATGTAGCAATCAGTGGTATACATGTTGCTGCATTCCGCTATGTCTTGGCGTAGTCTGTTAATTCCGTACAGTTGTCCTTTTCCTTTTCGGCAGTTAAACGTACGCGGGCTAAATACTAATTCAAATAGCGATTCCAGCCGAAGCGCTATATAATGGTGTACTATTCTATCTTCAAAGGACGCCGCAAATACTTCTCTATATCGTGGTCGTGACACGATAAAACAGATTGATTTACCCGGTGTGTACGCTCGGGTGTTGATACGATCTCGTAAAGTAATTAAATTACTTTCGTAGTTTATTTCATACACTATCGCGCTAGCTGTTCTCCGCTTATTTTTGCGGCAGTTATAGTACGCTTCTAAAATATCTTCTGTATTAACCATAATTTGTTATTTATAAAATCCGTAAATAGTGCTGACACAGGGCGAACTCGATTCGTGTTCGTAGACTTAGTGTTGTTGTTCATGTTGCCGTCGTTAAGATTCAGATTCCAGGCATTCGTAGCGCTGTTCTCGGTAAGTCGCAAATCTGTGCTGCATTGTTTTCTTAACCATGAATGATGGTATGCAGCCCATTTATTACGGAAATTGCTCTCCCGGTTGGTCTTAACTGCCCGGTTCTGGCTGCTCTCTAATTAGTGAGTTTTTCCAAGCTGTACACTGTTTGCCTATGGCGTCCATTAATTCTATAATATTTGCATGCTGTCCTCTTCCTTTTATCCATTCTCTTTCTCCAGCTTTACGCATTAGGGTTTTTAAAATTTCAAATTCAGTTTGGAAATTTATTAAATACTGTATACGAATTTCTCTATTACGATTTATGTACGCCGCCGCTATGTCCTGTAAAAGTTGTATACCTAGATCGTGCATCTTAGCCCCTATGGTATATTTATAGGCGTGTGGAAAGTTCGGTGTAATATCTAATATTTTATCCAATAGTGTATTTACATCTATGTATATGCGTGTATTTGACACTAATTTTATTTTGTCCATCCTAATTTGTAATATGGTGCGGCTTTCGCCGCACCTAAAATTTAAAAGAGTTAAAGATTAAGAAATAAATGCTGACACAGGGCGAACTCGAATCGTGAACGTAGACTTAGTGTAGTTGCTCACGCCGCCGTCGGTAAGACTCAGATACCAGGCATTCGTAGCGCTGTCCTCGGTAGATGTCCAATAAGCATCTTCTACTAACTGCATAGCACCACTAATAAGACTTAGAGCGTAATTTACTTTAAGCATGTTAGCATATATCATCATCATTTCACCTGTGGAAGGAAGCCACCATTTACCCGCTGTCAATCCATAACTATTTGCATTTACGCGGCTATATAAATTACAAAAGCCCGGGGCATAGCTAACTGTATTTGTAACAGCACTTCCGGAAGCGGCAATTTGAGCGGCGGTATTTGTTTTTCCGGCCCAGTCGTTTATGGCAGTAACCCGATCGGGTGTAGTCACACCTCCCCCGCTAATAGCAGCGCTACTCCAGTTTAATTTACTTGCTGACTCAGTAGGTGCCACCACAAGGCATTTTCCGCCCTCAACAATAACAACACCGTCGGAGGTTTCTCCCCCTGTCTGTATTGCTGTCCACTTATACGGTTTTACCATCAAAGGGTAATTGTCTGATTTTCGATGGTACATTATAAAAATACCATCTTCTATTCCGTTTAAATTTACACTCCCAATCATCGCCGTCTTTAAATCAGAAGGCGCGATAAGTGTCACATTACCGTTGGCATCCGTCATCAGTACTTTTTGGCCCGTATTTACTGTTGTAACAGTAGTTTGGGCACTCAACTTTTTTGTTTGTTTTGTCATAATCTTAATTTTAATATTATGTATTAAATATAGTGTCCCATGTTTTATAATGGGTATTTCCTAATCCGTCGGTATAGGTCAGTCCTTCAATCGGATCTATCCTAATTTTCACCCCTCTACCTGATAGTAATTCTAAATTACCAACCCGTGTTAGACTGTCCGAATCTGTTTCATAATTAAATCTAACTAAATCAGTTCTGGCGTCCCCCTGCGGTAAGTTTGTCCCATCCTGCACCGATACGGGCCCGCGCATTTTTAATCCCCCACTATTAGCATCTATTATAATGCTGTTTCCATGTATTGCATCCTCGCTTTTAATTGTTATATTTTCAAAAGTTCCTGTCTTGCAAATAACATTCCCGTCTTTAGCTTGAAATAATATATTACCGGAACTATCTTTCATGTCTATGGCTTCTACACCCATGTTCTTAACCAATGCATATGTAGCTAATAATATCTTTGTGGCCACAAGTTCTATTTTGTCTCCAAGTTGCCAGTAACCATTATTATTATCTTCCGTACTAGTTGGATAATTTGTAGAAGTCTTAGTGTGCGACTTTACACAACTGTAATAATTATCCCCATACATTGCAACATCTTTCCAGGTATCTGAATTCCCCCCCGACTGAAATACGTAACCTACTACGCAATCGCTCCAGGACTGAGGCCCGCGTAAAGTAGGCCCCGTATTTCCGCGTTCGCCATATTTCGATACATTATATCCAACTTCTGATGTATTGTCGCTGTAGTTCCAAACTGTTTTTGTCCATAGATAGCCACCTGGAACGGCTGTAGGTATATTACTTGACCAGGCCCCAGTAGGAACCACCGTACCACTACTTCCTATCTGATAGGTAATTGTTGTGGAAATTATTCCTACTCCGTCTTTCCCCGGGATGCCGTCATTACCTGTATCACCCTTGGCCCCATCCATAATAAAAGGAAGAGTTTCAAAATCAAGCACATTACTATAATCATTTGCAGGTTGATTGGCATCTGATGTTAATGCCACATTTATATATCTCCCGTATCGAGCCGCTTCCCAGTCATTCTGGAAAAGAATAAATGAATCCGTAGACGCGTCTATCCAAGAACTATCTACTTGACTCTTTTTCCACAGCTTGAATCCTGCTGGAGGCTGTGATAGATATGTAATTTCCCCTCCATTATTAACTCTAATAGATGCCGTGCAATCGCTTGGAGACGCGCTATTATCATTACTTATAGTGACAGAGTCTGCGCTAAGAGTAATTTGATATAATATCGCATTTGTTCCATTTGTTCCATTTGTTCCTGGATATCCTGACGCTCCGGAATATACTTTTTTTATTGTGTAAACCGCGGATAATATTCCTACCGAAGCTTTTGTTGCTGATATTACAAAAGTATTAAGGTCGGCTGTTATCATCGCTAAAGTTGGGGAAAATACATAGCCGTTTCCGGTAGTGTCCGTATATGTTCCTACCTGCACGCCATCTTTTTTGACTGTGTAAACCCACCCGGCATTAAGTGAAGATCCTTTATATATAAAGGTTGTGGTAGTTTCCAAAGTGGCGTCATCATTTACTATTCCATCTTCATCACAAGCCACGGCCGACATTGAATTTGTAAGATCTAATAAATAATTATCAGAGCCATTAAGACCAGATTTTATGACCGCTATATTAATAGAGCTGATAATATTTCCTGCCCCGGGTTGATTGGTATCTGATGTTAATGCCACTTCAATATAATCCGGTATGTCCCATCCCTCCTGATATACATATCCTTTGTTTATTACAGAAGCCCACGAAGTATCTGTATTATTTTTATACCACATAGCGAACCCGGTAGGAATTGAATTTGGATATATAATCTGGTTACCAGAAGATTGCTTAATCTTTACGGTTACATAACTAGGAGTCGACGAATTATCATTAGGGTCAACAATTATATAATTGGAAGATGGAACGATGCTATATATAATTGTAGCATCGCCCTTATCTCCCTTATCCCCTTTAAGGATATATTTAACCACCCGAGTTACAGCAACTCCCATTTATTTTAATTTTTTGAGGTTATCGTAATTGATACATCGCCCCCTGCTTGTTGACAGTGCGCGCGTGTAACGTCAGAACTTAATTTATCCGTATTTCGATCGGAGTCGGAATTAAGATATACACCGGCAGCATCTTTAATAACAAAATAGAAAGTCGTTGCTAAAGCCTGTGTACTAGTTCCACGCTTGACTACAACGGGCGTGTAAGTAACAACGCCATTACCGCTTGTATCTTCTGTTATTGCTTCATCCTCAGGAGACGGATGCGGATCAATGTCGTATGGATCACTAGCATCCATAACCCCTTGTATATCTTTTCCGATCTCGGTACCACTTCGATATACGGTTGCTCGGTACTCTCCATACGTGGTGATATCCGAAGCATTTACTGTTAAAGTCTGGGCAGTTTGGCCCGTGATAATTGCCCACCCGCTTGCACCCATTTTTTCCCAGGCGTACGTTAGATTCTGTGTTAGTTCATTTCCACTTTGATACGCTTTTGCCTTCAAAATACAACTCCCGGCTTTAGCAGTGATAACAAAATTCTTCGTATCCCCTGCCGCTATTGTAACACGATAACTACTACCCGTTGCTTGTTGTATCGGTATAGTGTAGCTGGCTTGTATGTTGTCGGACTGCGTGCCATACGATATACTAGCTACCATCTTAATTACGGCCGAGGCGTATCCGGCTGTAGCTGCGATATTAGAAATTATTTGCAAACCGTAATATAAATTGTCGCCAGCGGGAGAAATCTTTTTAAACAAGCCGGCAAATACTCCCGTAGATGTGTCACCGCTAAAAGTTATTTTAGTGCCGTTGAAATAATAATCGATAGCGTCTGGTGTTGCAACCCCTTCCGCCACACGACTACTTGTACACACAAAATATAAGGTGGGCTTAGTCGTAGAGAAATCTGGTCGTACTGCCGTAATTTCTTGCAGTGTTCCTTCGTATTCTTGATATATGTCTCCATCAGGACACATAATAAGCGCGGTATATGTACCTGCTTTTGATATAAACTTAATAGTTCTTGTTGCTGATGCGCTACTCATAATTATACCTCCGTTTCTTCATTTACTGTTGTAGACTCTGTTGCGTTGTCAGGACTCTCGGTTTGCTCAGTAGACTCTGTTGCACTGTCAGTTATTGGTACAATAAATCTCTCATCCGTTGCTTGTGGAAGATCCCGGCTAGCTGTGCCATCTTGCTCTTCTTTCGCTTCATGCGCTAACAATGCGATGCCGCCGATTTGCGCTAAAATAGTACTTAGCTGGGTTAATGGGCCAAAGGCCAACATGTCTCCTTGCCAAAGCAAATAATTACCATCCTTGACCGTATTACGGTCGTTTTCTAAGTGCAGATAAGCTGCTACTTTTGGGTTTACTTTAATGTAACGTGCCATGATTTTTATTTTTTAATGTATTAATAATACGTTTCCGTCTCCATCTTCAAATACTACTCCGTCTCCGTCCTCCATCGCTGCTACTGGACCGCGATCTATAACATCTAACCCAATAACAGCGCCAAACAATTGACTTAGTGCAGCTGTTGGTATTGTTACGTTCATTCCTTGCGCCACTAGATTATAGCTAAGGCTACCTCCAGAAGTGTTTGTAGCTATATACCACAAAGGAAGTAATTCTCTTTCCGGATTACTGATACTCCCATTAGTGCCCCATATTCTAGCTTCCACTGCTATTACCATAAGATTAGAAGGTATGTTAGTAGGCGCCGAATAATCAAATTCAAATTTAGGGAGTCTACGAACAAACGCTACAACTTTACAGGGTGAAGAATCATTAAGCGTGATACCAGACGGATTGCCGTTTATGTCGTATTTAGCCCGGCATCTAATATACAAGTCAGTCCCCATTAAATTTTTATTTACAACACAACTAGTTCCATCCGGAGATACGGTAATGTCGTAATCTAATGTTGTTTCTGCGCCCACAACGGCCCAGATAAGATCATTCGGGTTCCATTTTTCCCAAACAAACAACCGTTTTGCTGCCGGGCATTCGTTGGAACCTAATTTTAAAGATGCCGTAATAGTTTGTGTATCAGTATCAGTTAGAGGATTGTATACCGATGTATCCGCAGTATCTAAATTTAGCAATGGCTGATAAACCGTAGAATTTCCGCAGAATACCTGCTTTGTTCCTTGTATAATATACACCTGGTTAGTGCGAGTATCTATATACTCTGCGTAGAATTGTAATGTAATAGGCGCATTTGTAGAAGCATTCTTTTTAACCTTTATCCGCCCGGCATTATCCCCACTTCCGGTAACTTCATAATTGATATTTCCACTATCTATCAGGGTAGTAATCTTATTTACTATTTCATACCATTTTACATTAGTTAGATACTGATTTATACGTCCAGCAAATACCACTTCATCTCTATCCAGACGTGATATGTTTGGCTGTATTATTACAGGTGTAACAGTATAATCCGGAGTGTATTCCTGGGCATCCGCGTCGTAACTCTGCCTTTCCGGGACGCTTCCGTCTATCGCAAAACTTACATCAATTTGCAACGACCTAATATTGAATTCAATTCTCTTTCTTCTCATATTCAACGATTTTTATGTTAATATTCAAAACTTGCGCTTTGCACACAGGCTGCGTTTCCTTCCCCGTCCCGAAGTGTTACAGTAGCTGTAAATCTAATCTTCTTTGGCATATACCCGTTAATATCGCAGTCGGAAATAATTAGCGATAGGTATTTACCACTATTAGCTCTCCGGAGCACCCAGGCGTTATCAGATGCAATGCGCTCTACTCCGTCTGCATCTTCACTATATCGCGTCCACATCACGTCTGCGTCTAATATATCTTCGGTTATATCTAAGTTATACAACTTTGCTACAATAGTTAATGCGGTGTTAAAATTATCCATATCGTATATATTTTCCATTTCCGCGAAATCCACTGTAAACTCGGGATTTCCTTCTATCATGGCCCAGTCGGTATTATTCCATGCTGGCGCTGTGGTAGTACCTGTTTTTTGACAGCGATATTTACAACCGTTATACCACACGTCCGAAATCTCATATACGCCGGTTGTAGGATTCTTCGCATTATGATAGTATGATTCTGTATCACTCCAGGCGCCGCGGTCTACATATTCTGCTATAGGTGCACCTTGATAATCTATACGGATCATATCCGTAGTAATAATACCTGGTATATACATATAATCACGGCCATCACGCAGTGGCAAATTTAAAGCTTTCAAAAAATCGGGTGGCGTTCCCAGTACAGCACCGTAGTTAGTCTTATCGATGATAGGCTTAGTCACCCCTATCAGCTTAACTATTCGTCCTTCTGTGCTACTAAGATATAAGCAGCTTTGTCGTGTCGTATCCGTTTGATTGCCCCAGCGTGCTATTTTCATCATAGCCGCCGGCGGATAATTTTTACCTGCAGGCGTTTCGTCGTCCGGGTACTGCGTTACTTCGATGTAATTATTAGCCGTGTTAACGCTGTTAACTCTAAACCACGCAGTATAGTAAGTACCACTTCCGGCGCTTAGGTTGTTAATTATTCCTTTAAGGACATTATTAACAACCTGGGCGGTGAAATATCCATCCCACTTGCTGCGCAGATGCAAGCCGTAGCAACTATTACCCAATTCGTCTACACTTTCTATCGTGTCTGCCTCGGTTAATAGTTGGTCACCTTCGATAGTAGAAAGCCTGTTAACTATAAATTCTACGGCCTCGAAGTAACTGCGTACCCGGATGCTTTCAAACTCGCCGTTACCCAAATCGTCTACGCCTGCACCAGAGCCGGCGTATAGTGATTTAATGAATGTACCAAATTGCGCACCGTCTTTAAAGATAGACAGTCCTATAGATTCTAAACCCTTCTGGAATGTTATCTTACCGGCTGCTACATCATCCGCTACACTGCTTAAAAATTCATCGCGTATTGGGCTGTCTGCATCCAAGTCATAAGCTTTAGCCGCGTGCGTAGCTTCATTAGCTGTTCCGGCATTATTCGCATATCCTGCTTTATCAGAATACTCTGCCAAATCGGCTTTAACTGCGTGCGCTGCTTCTTTAACGGTACTAGTGCCTGTACTATTTCCAGCCGTAGTAATACCAGAGGCACTGCCACTACTTTTTTGCTTAACTAAAACTTTTACATCTATCATGCGTTAACCTCCTTTAATGATAATTCCGCATAACCTTCCATAAGATTGCGCCCTATACCCTGAACAAAAAATTCTTTATCCAATGCCGGATGTGTGTAGTGTCTAAACATACTTATTATGCCGGTCTTATCCATTAATTTTTGTTCTATAAGTATCCTCGGGGCGTGATACTCATTGTAGTAGTTATCTACGTACAGATGCTCTGGTTTAGCCTCTGAGTCTTTCATATAATCATATATAGTCAGTAGGCCATTTTGTGTAGATATATTTAGCGGTGTTGATAACTTAACCGTATCCGTAATACCCAGAGCCTGACATTCGGAAGTAGTTAAAGCGCTGTTAATCTTCATTTCCAAATCATCTTTTTTATTCACATAAGTTTCTACCGTATCACTCATATAAATTAGATCATTATCCCCTGTGTTGTTAACTAGTCCGTTATCACTGTATACTTTAACCTCAAAAGATTTTAGCATAATACTACTAACGTGAGCCAGTAGTGGTACGCTGCTGCTGCCCCATGCAGTGTGTCTAAAGAATGTAGGATGCCTACGCGTAATAACATCCCAGGTAGTATTGACCGGGCCAAGTATCATAAATTTAACTTGACCACTTATCTTATCGCTCTTTTTAATCGGTATGGCTATACCCTCTACGTCGATGCCCGTAGTATAGTTGATATTATTCTGTAGGCTAAATTCAGTACCTACTAATTTATCGCCTATCTTAGGATCGAAGCCAATAGTAAAGCATTGTTGGTAGTACTCGTCATCACTGGCACACTGCTCACGTGTCTTATAAGTTCGCCAAGAAAAATCAGACACCTGGCCCGCAATACCTGTTTCTACTACACATTTATTACCTATAATTAGCATACAAGCTAAGACAGCTACTTTACTTATCGTGTCCGTGTTGTCACCTATTGCACTATAATTAAATTCATATTCCTCCGGGCCGGTACCTGTAAAAGGTACTAGGCCATTATTAGTAGTATTGTCCCATACAGGTGTAGAAGAAGGTGTAGAAGCTTTCCACCACTGCTGCGTATAATATCTGCCGTCTCCGTTGTTTCTACTGGGTACTGTACGATGATACCACAAATCCTCCCAGGCTTGTGTATTGAGCAAAGCATTATAGTATCCAGTAATAGCCATTATTGGATTAAGTATCACATTACCAGATAATACTATATAATTAGTTGTAGCCTCATCTGATGGCGAAAATACGCCTCCTGTAGTATTACCTTTATATACGGCATACGGTATATGCGCTTTGATATCACTATCCAGAGGGTACGTTTTTTCTTCGTCATTATCTACGCCATTACCATTAATACTAATCACTAAATAATTTGTCATCTCTACTTTGGATGTTAAACTATTATCGTTTTTAGCCGTATTAGTTACCTTACCCAGAGAAAGAATGCACGCCCCCGGAATCGTACGTAGCAGATTCGGTAATACTTGCTGATTCGCATTATTTTGCGCGTAAAGATCTATAAAATTAGTAGTTCCACCGTTCATAGGAAAAATCCATTGCTTATTATTCATTACCTGCAAATACCAATTAGTAATAGTTCCCCCATCATAGTCTGTACTTTTTCCTTTAACCATATTTTCAAAAGCATTATATGCTGTTATTCCTTCTCCGTCGCTAGAGTATTCAGTCATGTACTTTTGTTTATTTCCGTAAGGTGATACTAGCAAGTCACTATCTAAAGGACTTTCTATAATACTTTCTATACTCTCTATTTTACAGGTAAGTAGCAATTGATTAAATACTTCACCTACACTAATCGTAGTGTCCGTGTCAGCAGCTATAGCAGTTTCTATTGTGGTTACTCCATGTGATGCCGTAATCGTCTTAGTGACATCGTTTATATCTGTAAAAACTATATCATCGTCGCCTTTTATACTTGACCAATCGAAAATATAAAAAGTAAATCCGTCTTGCACAATGTGCAAATTAAGATAGCGAAAAATCTCGTCTACTACTTTATCCTGCTGCCAAGTATCATCTTCTTTGTCACCTAAAAATAACAGTTCAGATATACTTAGCTGCTCGAATATCATATACTTGTTAGCTGCTACATTGTCTACGGCTTTGCTTCCGTCATAGTAATAGTCAATATTATGGCCGCCCACTATGTCCAATACAGCTGATGCTCCGTTAAATATTTCTGTTAGTATGTCATAAAAAGTACGTTGGCTAGCTTCTGACTTAACTATATTATATAATATACCGGCGGCGCCGATATTATGATACTTAGAATATTGCAATGCCGATAGCACATCTATACAACTTAATTCTAATTCATCGTAAACTTCATTATAATCTTGCGAGTAAGCTTGGGGTTCGATAAACCCTGCAAATATGCACGTTTCATTTTTATATATGTTTATTACCGCGTCCCTGGCAGAGGCACAGAAAAAATCAGATATGAAGTTGCTAGTTAGCAAATGTATAGATGCCTGATACTTTAGTAGATGGTCAAAAGTATCATTAATTTGGCTTTTTATTTCTACTGGGTTATCGGCAGTAAAATATAGCCCGGCATCATCGTTGCCGATCTCTACATTTTTAGTAGTATCATTACCGGTAACGATATGCACGGTAATGGTATCGCCTATCTGATTTATAAATGATCCATGTATATACATATCGATTATAGTTTAATATTAGTTCTATGACCAGACTTGCTACTAATCCGCGTCTCATTCGCAATAGTAGCTACTAAATCACGGCCTTTAACTCTGAATTCTCCACCTACTGCCACATTGTTTGATTTAAGCATCCCACGCAGTTTGTCTAACGGTGCCACGACTTCCGGATTATTACTTGCCCCGGGATATTCACCCATAAGACCTAGCGTTGGCCCTGATATAACACCGCCATTAGCAAAAGGCATAACGCCTATTCCCTGTGTTATAGTTGTTGCCGCGGCAACAAATCCCGCTGCTATTCCAAATCCGACGAAAGGTAATGACGCGTGAGCCGCAAAATATTCGGCGCTTGCCAATTCCATAAAAGACGCAGTAGCTAATTTATTCGCAACAATAACCGGTAAAATTGCTACAGCGGCAGCCGCCTGGGCAGCCGCATCTATGCCAGTAGCAGTTGCCGTCGCACCAGTAGCTACAGCTTCCGCTGTTTTGGCCGCCGCGTGTGCCGTTGTAGCAGTAGTTAGCAAATTAATAATACCTACTATGGTACTAATGCTTTCATACAATTGTATAAAACCATCTATAATCCCCGTAATCTTCTGCCAAGCATTTCCATTGCTGTTTAATGCACTAGTTATATTATTTATTCCGTCTCCAAAACCTTTTATACCTTCCCAACCTTCTTTATATGTTGCAAAACTATGAGCCACCGTACTACGCCAACTTTCATACGTTCCTATAAGATTCTCAATATCTTTGCGTTGATTCTCAGTAGGAGGATTGTTTACATCATTTAATTGCGTTTGTAAGTCTTTAATTTTCTCTTTTAATTCATCAATACCAATACCTCGTACTTTTAGCTTAAATTCTTTACTGCTAAGGCCGCTAATCTGAGCTACTTCTTTTTGCATAGCTGGTATATCTATACCCCTCTGCAAAGCTTTTCTTTTAGCCTCTAAAGCATCTATAGTTTTTTGGGTATTCTGAATTTCATCAGCGCTCTGTCTTTTTTGCAAATCGCCATAATAGTTAATAGCCTCATCTAAATCAAAAATGCTATTAAGTGTAGATATATCTCCTGGCTTCTTTAAATCACTTTGTATATCATCCCATTTCTTTTTAAGATCGTCAAGTGCATTGATCTGGAGTTGTATTTTTGTTCTTTCTGCGGCCGTTGCTGTAGTAAGGGCCTCGTTGTAGTATGATAATTCTTGATTTAATTGTTCATAAGTCTTAATAGATTCTATCGGTATCGTCGTGTGACCGCTTCTTTCCATTTGCTTACGCAAATCTTCTAACCGCTTAATCTCCGTATCAATGGCGTATATAGACTCTGTATTGGCTGACTCACGTAGCGATTGTTGGTACTTAATTTCATTATCAACGTCTTGCAAGGTTTTTAATTCTGTCGGACGTTCCATAGAAGCTCTTAATAATTCTAAACGCTTAATCTCACTATCTATTCCGGATATAGATTTTTTACTAGCTGTTTCACGCAAAGTCTGCTGATACTTAATTTCATTATCAACATCTTGCAGATTATTTAAAGATAATGGCCTTTCAGCCGCCTTTTGAGCTAGTTCAATAGCTTCCTTTTGTTTTGTCCATTTGGCAATTTTCTCACGGATTATTTTTTGTTCTTCCGTATTTTCTCCGGTAAGCTTTTTCTTATATATATCAATATTCGTTGATAATTGCTCATACGTTTTTGGATCCGCAACAGCAACCCTAGTTTTCTTTTTTGCATTTAGATCCGGTATTTTATCCGAACCCCTAACTTTAAATTTAATATTATTAGATTCTGTAACGGCACTCGATAATTGATTTTTGAGATTCTTAACCCCAGCGTTATTAGATTTTATTTTAGCATTTACTTTATCTAAGTCACTGCTTCCTTTTACTTCTACCGTCGTGTAAATAGGCAGTATTTTACCGTCTCCGGCATTTACCTGTCCTGTTACTATATCTTTCGTTTCTTTTTTTGTACTGTATTTATTTTTATTACCCTCGTTATTATAGATAAGATTATGTGTCTCTTGTTCCTTCTGCGCAATCTGATTAGCTAAAATTCTAGTTTTAGCCTCTAAAACCATTTGTCGGCAGTATGCCTCACTATTTTTTATTAAAGCATTATACCAAGATGCTACACTAGAAAAATACCCCATCGTTTTACCGTAGGTATTATTCATTTCTTCGATAATAGTTTTTTCTTTTTGTTTAGACCCCCTGAAATCTTTAAGTCTTGCTATATCTATCTCTAAAGCTGCTCTCGATTGTTGCAAAGCTTCTGTTTCTGCATTACGAGCGGCTTCAGTATCTTCTATTTTTTTCTTCGCCTTTTCTTCTTCACTCATAAATACCCCAGACGCATCTGCGGCCTTATTACTAGAGTTAACAAAATATTCAATCAGCATTGTAACTCCAGCTATGGCCGCACCTACTCCTGTAGATATCATTAATCCTCTGAGCGCAATTTTAAAAGCCGTAGCTGTAAAAGCCCCAGATGTCATAGCAGCCGAAAAAATACGAGTAACTACAGCAGTTTGAGATGTACGCAAACCTAATAATATCATACTTACACTAGCGGCTTTATTTTTAAGGTCCCAAGCAGTAGTTGAAAAAATAAGGGCCTTAATACCCGCTGATAATTTAATAACGGCTCCTAAAGCGATTGCGGACTGAGCTGCCATCGTAACAAATGGCAAGCCACCCTGCACCAGGCTTCCTAACTTATTTTTTATACCTGATATTTGATTTTCTAATTGTTTCTGCTTTCCTATGTCGGTCTTACCTAATTCGGCATTCATATTACCGACATTATCCGTAATAATCTGAGCCAACATAGCCGCACGCTGACTTTCATCGCCATACTTCATTACATGATCCTGAGCGTCGGTAAAAGTAATACCTACACGACGTAATGCTGTTGTCTGACCCTGCATGGCTTTACCCAGCATATTACCGGCTGCATAGGCATCCTCTTGTGAAGCTTCTAAACCTCTTTGCTGCGCTATAAGATTATTCATAGCTGGTATCAAGGTTTCTAAACTCTTTCTTTGATTTAAAAAGGTCGCTAACTGCTGAGCTCCTCTTTTCTGAACTGTTCCACCTATAACACCTAGGTCCTTCTGCGCACTAATAAGATCTCTGATACTTTGTATATCAGCATCATTTGCATTCATACGCTGGTGCATTACCGTTATCAATTGCGTATCAGCCTGCTTTGCCGCGGTATAACCGGCTGTTAAGTCTTTCATAGTAGCCTGCAATTGCACTAAACTACTTTGCATCTGATCAATACCAGTAGCTAAGGCAGCAAAATTAATTGCGTTTGTATTGAATTTCTGTGCCTCCATCAAGGTAGAACTCAAGACCTTCTTTAAGCCGTCAGCGTCGTTGGCTAACTGCTTAAATCCCTTTCCGTCTCCGTCGAGCTTAAACGTTATTGATATGGTGCTTTTACCGGCCATTGTAATAATTTTTATATTGTCTTACCTAACTTATTAAGTATCTTATCCATCCGTTCACGTTTCTCTTTCGATGTCATTTGCTTAGATTCTGCGATACCGAATGTCTTTTTATCCCAGGCAAAAGGTAATAGTTTTTGCGCTGTAATTTTTTGTTTAACATGCGGCTGTATAGTAATCGTTGCTAATAAACGTATACGTTCCCAATTTTCTTTATATTCGGCATCGCGAGTTTCTTGCCAAGCCTTGCAAACTGCTTCAAACTCTTCGGGCGTACATTTGCAAAAATCTTCGTATGAGATATGGACACGACCCAACGCGATGCCTAATAATTCAATTATTTCAAAGGGCTTTTTTTTTGTCCCTTATTTTTATCTTCAGTTTCTGATTTCTGTGCTGATTCTTGTATAGCCTGACTCCATACTGTCATATCTTCCGGTGAAATACTATCCGCGAAATCTATTATAGATAGATTAAAATCGACACCGTCATGTTTACACGCAGATACTATACAACACCACAAGTAAATACACAAATCGCTAAATCCACCATCGATGTCTGTGACTTCTTTGCCGGTTTCATTTTTAAAACGAAGCATAGCCCCCATAGTTGGCCTACAAGGGTATGCTTTTCCGTCAATAGTTATTTCTATTTTCATCATAGTCTTATGGTGCTACTACTGTATTTTCCGTGATAGCCGTTTCATCCAATGTATCAGGCTCTCCGTCATTGTCAAGTGAAATACTATAAGTGCTATCATCCTGAGCAGGATCAACACGCTCCAGAGATGCGATAACGAAGTTGCCTACAAGATAAGGCTTATCGCTATTTTCTCTTTCCATACATTTTACCTCTATGCTCTTTCCGGCTTTCCAGGCTACGAATAATTCCTTATACCCGGCTTCGGTTTCGTCGTAGAAGTTAAGACCTTCTGCGGAAATAGAAATACTAAGGCCTGTAACGCCCTTGCCCTTCCATAGTCCAGCGGAAATACCCTTATTAGCTACCGGTTTTACGGCGCGGTCTTTCGTTTCAGAACTAAGAGTAGTAGTATGTGTGGTACAGTGCCCGCAAGCTTTCCCCGCTAGGTACAGTAGCATATCACTACCGTTACAATAACCTGATTTTGTTGTACTCATTTTTTTAATTTTTAATTTTTATATTTTAACACTGAACACTAATTGCTGTACGTAGGCATCATCTTGCCAAGCTTCTTCGCTATCACTAAGTGTGCAGCTACGCATAGTCAAGCCATCTAATTCTCCTTGCGCATAATCTAAAGAAGCTCTTACCGCTTCTGCCATTTCTACGCCATCTTTATATTTATCAGTAAAGCATAAAACTTCTATCTGTACGGTGTCTGCGCCGGGTTGCTTTGTCTTGTTCGGATTATGTTCTAAAGACGTACGTCTATATAATATATAGGGCAATACCGCTGTATCAGTAGCGACAGGAAATATGTTTGTAGTTATATTCCTAACGATCTCATCCTCTAATAGTATTGCACGTATAATACTACCTGCGCTTAATGATGTTTTTTTACTTGCAACCATACTTTTCAGCTATCTTTTGTACATTATTAATAACTTCATTCTGTAGATTCTCCGTTACGCTATCTCTTACATCAGAAAGAGTTTGACGCATAAATCCGTATCGTTTCATCCTACCCGTAGCGTGCCCTTTTCTTGCACGCATATAGATCTTTGTTTTACTTTTTGTTTGCCTAGGCGCAGTTCCTTCTTCTGCCCAGATAAGTATTGGCTTTTTAAGACCCTGGCGGTTTTTATGAAATCCGTAATCTTTACCACCACTCTTAGTAGCTTTCTTAGTACCTATAGTAACACGAAAACCAGAAGTACGTTTAAAGACAATAGCCCTAACTCCGCTTTCCATATCCTTATCGGTTCGGATGCTTCCGCGCAGATTGTTTAATGCCGTCTTACGCACTTGGTTTGCTTCTCTCCGAAAAGCCCCTTTAAGTGCCTGCAGCCTCTGCTTTACGTCCATTTCAGCGAATAACCGCTGCAAATTATTATCGTCGTATGTTATAGCGCTTTGTCCCATTATTCGTTTACTCTTACACAAATTAAAGTATTCATACCACGATCGATGTTAGGTATAATATTTGTTATGGTATAAAGATAGCCGCCTTTCTGCTGTAGTCTCCAATTTTCTTGTATCGGATGCGCATCACGTATATTAAATTCGGCATTATAGTCTGGAAAATGTTCACCTACTTCCTCACTACGGTGACCCGTAGCTTTGCTACGTTCTGCATGCACGGTCCGAGTAACTACATATTCTGTAGCCTCTTCTCCGTACTCATTCGTAGTCTTTTTTGGCTCTAATAGCGTAATGCTATATTTCATTCTACCAGCTTGCATTTTCTATGTGTTTGTTATGTTGGCGTAATGTCATCCACTAACTTACGATAAGGTTTAATTAAGGCCTGTAGTGTGTCTGGAACTTCATACATTTGTGTAGTACTAACACTTTCTCTCTGGTTATACCAGTGTGCGGCTAACACCATTATAGCATGCTGTAGGGTTGACGGAAATGTTCCTTTACCCATTTCTGTTAATTCCGATTCTGAACGATTCGTAGCATTAATAACGCTTTCTTGGGCAGCATCTATAAGATGCTGTAAATACGTATCATCGTCGGCGAAATCATCCGATCTAACATGCTTTTTAAAAATTTCCAAACTTACTACGCTGGCCATAATTAAATCCTAACTTTAAATTTATGTATTACTTACACCGCAGGTACTACCTTACCAAGTTTAAACGCCTCCTTTCGCAGTGTCTTAGTACCGTAATCGGTATTAAGTACAAAATCTACCGCGTCCTTACGTGCCTGGCTGTATGGATCCACGATAAAACGTAGGGTGCCAAACAAACCCATAGGCTGGTATCTCCAGTCGCCTAATCCGATGTACTCAGTTACTACAGTAACCTTAGCAATTTTGCCACCAACCGGAGTAGTAATATCGGCCAAAGCGTGTCCTACTGAATCCCCTGTTACTTCGTATGTAACTGCATCGCCCTCTACTAATGTATAAGGTGCCCAGGCGTTAGTACTTCCTGCCGTGTATTTCTGATAAGATATAACACGCGGACTAATAACGTTAGTCGTGTAGACAGGTAAACCACACATTACGTGATTCTGAGCCATCGGAATGTAGACACCCGAACTATTAATTGGGGTACCCTCCAAAATAGCTTCTAGGCTCTTACTCATAATCCAACAAAGATGCTCGCCGTCAATTCCGGTACTAAGCACAGCTGCTTTCATTTTGGAATTAAGCTGCGTAAATGTAGGTACAGACGAAAGTGCTACCGCGTTATCTACCAATCCTACAAAAGGCCCAACCAAATTAGTAGCGCCATTTACCTTTGTTGTGCTGAACAAGATCTTATTAAGCAGCAAACGGATAGACATTGGCATGATTTCGCGGATAATAGTTTCCAAGATCCCTACACTTTGATTCAGCGATTGATTAGTTACAGGTATAGCAATACCCATGCGCTCAGGAGCTGCCTGCATCTTGCTGAATGGTATCTTAGTGTCGCCAAGTGCCACGCCCTCACCAGCAATCTGCGCTTCTACCATTTCATACATAGGCCAAACGTAGTCACCAGCCAAGCCAGTTGGCATCGACAAACCTACTTTGTCCAAAATAAAGCCCTCTGTCAGCGGCTTTAGGATATCTTGTATATTAAGCGGTACTGTAGCGCCGCTGGTAATATCAGATACCATCATCAGATCGCGGACAAAAACAAGTTCTGTTTTCTTTCCGTTTGTAGCGTTTTCACGAATAATCTTAATAGCATCCTCGCGGGCGTTAGGATTTTCGCGTAAATGCTCCGCTGTCGCAGCCTGCATTTTCATACTAAGCAACTGATTTTCGCGCGCCAGGGTTTCGTACTCTTTGGTTTCGCCCTCGGTACGCTCGCGCTGCTCCTTTTCGCACGTATCAGCCATTTCGGTGATACGATCGCAGTTCGCTTGATATTGGTTAACCAATTCGCGAACATTCAAAGTTTTCTTTTCTTTTGGCATTTTCTAAAACTTTTATTGTTAAACATTGTCGTTAAATTATATGCCCGGCAGCGCGGCGCATTTCGCGCACCTGCTCGCGCATTTTCGTTGTTTTTTCTTTGTCGTCCTGCTGCTGAGGCTTAGCCGATTCATGCAATTTACTAGCAAAGTCGCGGGCTTCCACAGAAGTGTCCGGATATGCCGGATCGGCCGCGAGTGTAAAATCGTAAATTCCCGTGACTGCCTTAACGTTATAGGTGATCATAGTTACACCATTGACTACATTAGCGGCACGTTCTACGCAGGCGTCATCATAATAGCGCGTACTAAACATAAAACTACATCCTGCGATGTCGCCGCGGCGTATCAGTTCCAAAGCTTTGTCCCCGTCGGTAGTATTTGGCGCCTCAAACTCAAAGCTAACTCCCTTATCATCCACATTGTATTTTAATGTCCCCTGTCCCTTGTTACTACGCGCCAATATCAACTGTCTGTCATGGAACATAGTAAACTTAATGTCCTGCCCATCTAACAGTTCTTTGGTTATCGCTTCTTTGGCTATTACTTCGCGCGCCTCACTTTCATCATCGCACCAAATCGGATTAGATGGCACACCAAAAAGTATAGCATAACCGGTAATAGTTCTGCTGGGTTCTTCACCCGCACCAGCTTCGCGTATCTGTACGTCGCTACAGGTATGCAGCATCCTTATTACTACTTTGTCTTTATTATTCTTTGTTTCCATCACCATCGTTATTTTCGTTGTTACTATCGTTTTTGTCCACAGGAGTCGTAGGCTTTGCGGGCGCTGCTAGGGCCTCATTTATGCCTCTAAGGTTAGCTGATACCAGTACGGCATCTCCGCCCTTAACAGGCTCTTTATTTTCTTCTCTACGCCATTCATTAACTGTATAGATTCCCGCGGCTATCGTCTGTGTCTGATACTTAACACGACTATCCAGGTCACACGCATACAGGCCGCGCCGGTCAAACTGAAATTTACGTTTAGTTGCTAATGACGGCGCAATAAGTTTGCGCAATAACTCAGTTTCTATCTTCCGCAAATAAGGATTTAATGTAGTACTTAGAAAAGCTACGTTAGCCATTTCGGCAGACTTATAGTTATTACTC